CCCAGTCTCCTTATCGAATTCCAGGATAGCACCCTTACCTGAGTCCCAGGTAGTCTTAACACAACCGAGACCGTATAGGAGAGTGTTCAATGTTAACTGATCCACTTTCTCCTGCATATTATATTGGCGGATGGAATAGCGAACTACTCTATCAGCAGCATCCGCTCTTCTATGATCTTCCTGATCCGAACTAGTAGGTCTCATTACCACGGAAGGAGGATTGCTGGACATCTGGGCGTGGATGAATCGGAAGTTCTTGAATGTATAGGAGACGTTCATATCCGCATTAGAGCCTGAGATATCAGGGATGCCGGTATTGAAGCTGTTTTCTAGATTAGATTGAAGTTGGGAAGATTGTTGTGAGTTGCTGGTAGCGTAGACAGCACGCTCATTACTAGCCCAGCGGTCCTCATCTGCTCTTCTAGACTCTGAAGCATTACGAAAGCGTTTAGCTACTTCCTGCTTGGTAATATCATCTGTCCATACGATAGGCTTCATTCTAGTTTATTCCCTTTTTATGGTAACCGTACTTAGCTAACACAGGCTCTATCATATTAATTATATTCTGAACTCTAGGTGTTTTCTTCATACAGCACAGTTTTTCATATAACTTATTCAGCAAGATCCATTCTACATTGGAGCAGTACCCACTGTCAACTAACTCAATTGCTTCCCTTACCGTATCCTCTATACTCTTAATCTTTTCATTACAACCAGGTTCCTTCGGCATCTCTAGTTTCAGCATTAACTTCATTCTACTATCTCCTGTGGTTCCTAAGTTTCCAATATTGCACTACAAGTGCTCTTATCCTCTTGCGCTCGTTTCTTCTTCCAAGGAACAGTAGCCCGTGGATAGGTACGAGAATGGTTAGTACCCACATCAGTATCATCAGTTCCATGCAGATCTCCCTCTTCTAAGTTTAATCTTCTTCTCTAACTGATTCTTCTTCTTCTCTTCCGCTACTTTACGCTTCTCATTAGCCTGATATAGCCAGTCATGATGGCTGGTCGCAATTATATTATTCTCTGCCTTAGGTATATTATCACAGAAATACTGTGCTGTATCCAGAAGATGGAAACTACTTGCATTTACAATCTTATTATCCGCTCTGTCACTCCACCTACAGGTCTGCAACTCATCGATCAGATGGGTACAGGTTGGAGAGATGCGGATTCGAGAGCCTAGAGCCTGTTGCAGGCCCATAATAAGCTCCCCCTTCCGTTCATTCTTCTTATATACGCCCTCGTAATGAATGCCCATTTCAGCTGCCTGCTGTATATACCAGACTTCGTGTGGGTCACTTCTCCTGCGTATTATATTGTAATCTTTTGTAATATCTCTTACAGCTTCTATCACCTTTGTAGGGATATAGATACCACGGATATACTCGGACCGTACACAATACCAGATATTTGATTTAGGATCCTCTGCCCATATGGTTAACCCGAGGGCACTCGAGAGAGCCGGGTCCACTACCTCCACATGTCTCCAGAGCCTGGAGTATTCATTGGGAAGCTCTACCATAGTATTCCAATTGAAGTAGTATACCTGGTTATCCCCAGCTAACCACTCGCCCTTGAAGATAGCATCCTGCTGATCCTGTGGTAGATGTGCATATCTTCCTAGAAGTTGAGACTTTCTCTCCGGATCTCGGTACAGGGGGTTATCCAACATGTGGAATCTGTACACTTTCCCTTCAGGTTCCTTTAATCCGTCCACATATTTCTGAATATCAGTAGCTACGATGGTAGGAGTGAAGGAAAACAGGCTGAACCCGTCACGGGCCTGAGTACGAACTAGTAACTCTCTAACTAATTCTAAACTTGGAGGTAGCTCATCGCACCAAGTGATGTGTGCCACGTAACTCATGAGCCTTTCTCTAGCAACATTCGGATTTTCTAGAGATTGGAAGATGATTCGGTTACCGTTGTCCAGTTCCAAGCGCTGGATGATGTTACCGATGCGAACTTCCTTATAGGTACCGGGTTCTAAGTAGCTTCTTAATTTAGGAAGTAGGGAATCCTCAATCTGTTTACCAGTTCTACCGCAAACGATCGCTAGTAAGGACTCCTCTCCCCAGTTTACCGGGCGGGACCACGTGGGGTGAGTCTCCGTTATGAACCAACTGAGCATCCTAGCACAGGTTTGGGACTTCCCCGACTGGTTCCCGGCACGGATCCACTGCTGTTTTAATTTGGTGAAGTCATTGAATACTTCTAACTGCTTCAGTGTAGGCTTCGAGTCCGGGTTTACCGGGTCAAATGCCTCTCTTCTCCGCAACACTTCCAGTCTCCTGAGTGCTGCGGCTAGTAACTTATCGTTATCTGAAGGAGCGGTATCCATTGTATATTACAACTCTTGCAATACTTCTACACTGGAGATAGTTACCAAGTCACCAACACCTGTAGTAATAACTACCCGGCCCTTATTCAATAAAGGGAGATGTGTCTGATCTGCGGAAGCATTACTCTGCAGCTTAATGTAGAAGTTACCATCTGCTGTAATGGAGACAGTCTTACTATCTACCCAGTCATTCCCAATAGCAGACTGCAACTTAGCGGTGATAGCATTAGTTACTGTAACTCCGGAAGCTATCAACTTAAGTACGTGATTCAAGGAGCCTCCCGCTGTAATTGGGTACTCCTTTCCTACTACCACATTTGTCTGAGATGCTGGTATAACAATAGGGGATGCCCCTGCTAGTACCTGTTTTGCTGCCCAACCGTTCATATTTATTTACCTCAAGTTTATTGCCTTTTCCAAGCAGATAACCAGCAGTGGTTACCTTCGGTTATGGCGGTTTTTGTTTAGAACCTAATGGAGCACTGTGATCCATGTTAGACTATTCATCTAACTTTGTTATATCTAAAAATTCAACATCATTCTTTAATCGAATGAAGCTGTCGTAAATACCTAAATGATTAAAGTAAAATACGTCAGAATATAGTTTACCCAGCCTAGTAACGTCAACTTCAATCTTATAGGTCATTTCTCCGGTTAAACTGGCAGGTGCTATGGCCGCTTCTAGAACACTAGCGGAAAATCTATTTCCAGGTATAGAAGTACCAGATACCGTTGTGCGAAGAGTTTCGACCCAAGAATTTGTTAAGTCTATAGAGTACACTTTAAACGTACACCCAGCGATTGTTTTGGTATCCTTACCCCTTACAAGAGAGCCTACTAACTGAACTCCATCAAAGGTATTAGAATTAAATCTAAGCCACGCCTTAACTTTGTAATCTCGCTTCTGTGGTTTTTCATAACTAACTTTTGTAACAATCGAATTATATGCGGCACCAGCAGCAATAACCTTTTTGTTATTAAATGAAACCTTGAGTGGCTGCACATATTGGTTGTTAGTTAGCATAGTTACTCTTCTACTTGCCATTATTCAGCCACCGTAATCCCGACTGCGCCTTTTCTTGCTGCGCCGTCTGCTGTAATGGTGAAAATAACGGTGTAGTGAGTTAGGTCATTAAGAGCTGAAGCTAATACTGGAGTTGTTTTATACAGTCCGTTAACATCTGCAACAATACCAGACTGGGATATTCCCAAAGCTACTCCATCTTTGTTATAGACTGCGTAAGAAGCTGTACCTAAATTTGTATTAAGTTGTTCTCCGTTCTTAGTAACCCAAATAGTTGCCTGTAACTGATTAGAAGCATCTATAGAAAACACTGCTCTTGGTTCGTATTGAGGACCAGCTTCGGCATACGTGATTGGTAGGTTATATGCAACAGGAATGCTGTCTACTAGGATAGTAACCTTGACGGTGTAGAAGGTATTATCTAAATCGAGTACGGATGCCACTGGTGTTATTTCGTAGAAACCCTCTGAGTCTGCTGAAATATTACTCTGACTCATACTTGGAACCAAGTTCCCGTTTTGATCATAAATAACATAACTAGCTAGTCCAAGACGAGCTGGGCTTGTAATAACTCCGTCATTGTCGTTCACCCAGAAATTAGCAATAAGTTGACTATTGTTATTTACAGCGAACACGCCATTGATACTGGCATTGGTAGCTCCCGTGATGCCTGGAGTAATTTGAAAAAGAGAAACAGTATTTGCATCCCTATTGCCAACAGCGTCAATTGCCCTAACCCCAACAAAATACTTTACGCCAGATTGCAGCAGCGTGCCGTTAGCTAACGCAAATATATCGGCATTAAGATTTGTAGTCACTAAGGCTATATTAACTGGATTAAACAAATTAGCGGCAGGGTCTGCTTCAACGTAAACCTCGTAGCGTATCGGTGCAGACGTATCCGTAGCTGCTAACCAACTAGCCCTAAGTTGCCCTAGTGCTCCACGAGTAAGAAAGTCGATACCAGAGAACACCGGGGGAGTTAAGTCAACAACACAAGCTTGTGAGGTTGGCTGAAATGAGCCGCCTGTTACAAGCTGATTAGGCCTTATACTTCCGAGGGAGGTGCCTTGAACACCTGCCTCGAAGAATAATAGATTGCTCATTAGCTATCCTTTAAGCTTGGACGAACATCAACCCCTGGAGGACTTAGGAACGTGTAGCGAACTAGAGTTCCAACTACGTTAGGAATCGTCCCAAGAGCTAACCAAGTTGTACCGCCGTCTGTTGAATACTGGAAACTAGCAGTTTCGTTTGTAATGTCATGGTCAACTAATTGAACACCGCTAAGGTCATAAGCTCTAAAGCTGAGTGTTAATGGTACGACTGTTGGGTAAGCTTGCTTTAAGCGGAAGCCAACCCTTGTAGGTATACTTGATGATGAATCGTCGTAAGAGTATTCCCAGTTATCTGATAGCTCTTCCGTTGCTTCATATCCAACCAAAAGTTCAGCAATCTGAGCATGACTTGTTCTATCAAATGTGTGTGTTTTAAAACTTAGTTTGAATTGGACTTGTGAACCAGCAACAATAGATAATTCTTGGTCTGCGTCAATCTCAATCCAACCACCAGAAATAGAACCAAACCCACTTAGACGATATTCAACTTTAATCTCGCCACCAGTTTTAACTAATTCTTTTTCGACATCAATGGATTTTATCACCGCATTTTGCGTTAGTGTTACAACCTTTGAAACAACATAACTGTGATCAAATAAAGAGTCTGATC